TTGCAGTTATCGGTAATATGGGTAGTGCAACTAGGTTTGATTATACTGCCATAGGTGACGCAGTAAATGTTGCTGCAAGGTTAGAATCAGCAACGAAAAGTGTTGGGACAGATATTTTAATTGGTGAAAATACTAAAAAAGGTATAGATTTTGAGTTAAAATTACTACCACCCATAGAGGTTAAGGGTAAAAGTAAAAAACTAAATATATATACAATACTATGAAAAAAATAATTAAAAACTTAGTAGGTGCAGTTGCACCTTCACTCGGAACTGCTTTGGGCGGTCCAATGGGGAACATAGCAGGCAGTATGATTGCTGATGTTCTTGGGTGTGCAAATAATCCAAAAGCTATACAAAATGCAGTGCAAAATGCTACCCCTGAACAAATGCTTGAACTCAAACAAGCTGAACAAGACTTTGAATTACAAATGAAAGAGTTAGAGGTAGATGTTTACAAACTAGAAACCGAAGAAAAACAACATGCTCGTAGTATGTTTTCTAAAGATTGGACTGCCAGAATAATTGGATTGGTTACAATCGGTGGTTTTTTAGGTTACATTTTTTTAGTAACACTACAACCACCCGAACAGAACTCAGAAGCACTGATAAATTTAGTGCTTGGTTATCTAGGAGGTTTAGCAAGTGCAATTATTTCGTTCTATTTTGGGGCGTCACATACCAGTGACAAAGGAGAGTAACATGCAAATATCAGAGGAAGGTAAAGAGTTAATAAAAAAGTTTGAGGGTTGTAAATTGACCGCATACAAATGTTCGGCTGGGGTGTGGACTTTGGCGTATGGCAGAACTAAAGATGTCAAAGAGTTTGACACTTGCACCCAAGAACAAGCAGAAAAGTGGTTAGATGAAGAGCTAATTGAATATGGTGAGTATGTAACATCTGCTGTTACTGTGCCACTTGAGCAAAATGAGTATGATGCTTTAGTATCATGGACTTACAATTTAGGTCCGACAAATCTTAATAAATCAACGATGTTAAAAGTTTTGAATGAGAATAAAAAAGCTGATGTTCCAGCACAAATCAAGCGTTGGAATAAAAGTGCTGGTAAGGTTTCAGAAGGTCTTATTAGAAGGCGTGAGGCCGAAGCATTATTATTTGAAGGCAAAGAATGGCACACCATTTAAGGTTGTGCAATACTATGACTAGGCAAATATTGCTTAGAGCTGGGTGGCAAAAATTATCGTCGCTACCTTGTTGCTCAGCTCGACTATGAAAGAAGTTTCTTTTAAAGATTTTGATATTCTTACAGAACAAGATCAAGCAGAAGCTGTAGCTTTACTTAATCGTTACGATCAACTAGAAAAGCAAGATAGTTGCCAAAAAGATTTTATGGCATTTATAAAACAGATGTGGCCAGACTTTATAGAAGGTAGGCACCATAAGATCATTGCAGATAAGTTCAATAAAATAGCAGACAACAAAATCAAAAGGTTAATTGTTTGTTTGCCCCCTAGACATTCAAAATCTGAGTTTGCATCAACATTTTTCCCAGCTTGGATGATGGGTAAAAGAGGCAATCTTAAAATAATACAAACAACACATACCGCAGAGTTAGCAGTGCGGTTTGGTCGAAAAGTTAGAAACTTAATAGATAGTGAGGAGTTTCAACATATTTTTCCACAATTAAAATTACAAGCAGATAATAAGTCTGCTGGTAGGTGGACTAGCAACCAAGAGGGTGAGTTTTTTGCAGCTGGGGTTGGAGGTGCTATAACTGGTCGAGGTGCTGATCTACTGATTATTGATGATCCACACTCCGAACAAGATGCACTATCACCTAAAGCTTTAGAATCTGCCTATGAGTGGTACACCTCCGGACCTCGACAGAGGTTACAACCAGGTGGAATCATAGTCATAGTTATGACTAGATGGAGCACCAAAGATTTAGTAGGTAAAGTTCTTAATAAACAAAGTGAAGAAAATGCTGACCAATGGGATGTAGTTGAGTTTCCAGCTATCATGCCTGAGTCAGACAACCCATTATGGCCTGAGTTTTGGCAAAAAGATGAGCTGTTAAGTGTAAAAGCTTCACTGCCTCTTGCTAAATGGAACAGTCAATGGATGCAGAATCCTACTGCTGAGGAGGGGTCTATTGTAAAAAGAGAGTGGTGGCAACGCTGGGAGCAAGAGGATGTTCCTCCTTACTCTTATGTTATCCAAAGTTATGATACAGCTTTTTCAAAAAAAGAAACTGCGGATTATTCTGCTATCACCACTTGGGCAATATTTAATAGAGGTGATGAAAGCACCGATGAAATTATATTATTAGATGCAAAAAGAGTAAGGTGTGACTTCCCCGATCTAAAAAAATTAGCATTAGAGGAGTATAGGTATTGGGAACCTGATTGTGTGCTGATTGAAGCAAAAGCTTCAGGAACCCCCCTAACCCATGAACTAAGGCGTATGGGCATACCAGTAACATCTTATTCTCCAAGTCGAGGGCAAGACAAAATAGCAAGGATGAATAGTGTTGCGCCCATATTTGAATCCGGCATGGTATGGGCACCTGATAGAGATTTTGCAGATGAAGTTATTGAAGAAATGGCCGCATTTCCTTATGGTGATTATGATGATTATTGTGATAGTGCTACAATGGCTTTGATGCGTTTTCGACAAGGTGGTTTCATATCACTATATGAAGATTATCAAGATGAGGTTAAACTGTTAAAAAGTAATAGAACAGTTTATTATTAGATATGGCAATAGAAAGACTAGGCACAGAAAATGATCCTGATGTTAAGGTCAGTGGTTCAAGTATCAAAGTAGAACCCGATGTTTCTCGAGAAGAACAAATAAGCAATGCAGCTCAGATTTTAGTTAATGAGGAAGAACTACTATTAGATCAAGAAATACAAGAGCAAGCAGCACCAACCCTAAGTTTTAATGCTAATTTAGTAGAGTTTATAAATCCTAACATACTGCAAAAAATATCAAATGACTTATTAAGTTCTATTAGTAGTGATAAACAATCTCGATCTGAATGGGAAAAAACCTATACAGATGGTTTGAAATATTTAGGCATGAAGTTTGATGAAACTCGGTCTCAACCTTTTGAAGGTTCTAGTGGGGTTGTCCATCCTATCTTAGCAGAAGCAGTAACACAGTTTCAGGCACAAGCTTACAAAGAAATGTTACCAGCTAAAGGTCCAGTAAAAACTGAAATAGTCGGTGCTCGTACGATCGAAACAGAAAACCAAGCAGAAAGAGTGCAAGAGTTTATGAACTACTACATTCTTAATGAAATGGAGGAGTATGATCCGGAACTAGATCAAATGTTATTTTATTTACCACTTGCTGGTTCTTGTTTTAAAAAGGTTTACTACGATTTCACTTTAAACAGGGCTGTAGCAAAATTCATTGCTCCTGAAGATTTAATTGTGCCTTATGAAGCAACAGATATTAGTTCTGCTGAAAGAATTACACATGCCATAAGCATGTCGGCAAATGAAATAAAAAAACAACAAGTCACTGGTTTTTATGCGAATGTTGACATAGGCACCGATGGCTATGCCGAAGATATGTCTGACATTGAAGAGGCAATAGATGATATACAAGGGGTGACACCTAGTTATAAAGAAAATAGAAATCGCACTGTTTTTGAAATACACACAATACTGGACATTGAGGGGTTTGAAGATTTAGATGGTAATGGTGTACCCACTGGTGTAAAACTACCTTACATTGTCACCATCGAGGATAGCTCAAGACAGATACTCTCTATCCGCAGAAACTATTTAGAGAATGATCTGCTAAAAAATAAAATTAACTATTTTGTACAGTATAAATTTTTGCCAGGTTTAGGTTTTTATGGTTTAGGACTGTCACACATGATAGGTGGTTTATCAAAAGCATCAACCAGCATCTTAAGACAATTAATAGATGCAGGCACTTTGGCCAACCTACCAGCTGGATTTAAGGCAAGAGGCATGAGAATTCGTGATGAAGATGACCCTCTGCAACCTGGTGAATTCAGAGATATTGATACTACAGGTGGTTCATTACGAGAAAACTTAATACCTTTGCCCATCAAGGAACCAAGTAATGTTTTGATGCAATTACTTGGCATTTTAGTAGATTCAGGCAAAAGATTTGCAGCTATTGCAGATATGAATGTAGGTGATATGAATGCAGCTATGCCTGTTGGGACAACTGTTGCCTTGTTAGAGCGTGGCACTAAAGTAATGAGTGCCATACACAAAAGACTACATTATGCACAAAAGGTAGAGTTTGGTTTATTGTCTAAGGTCTTTGGTGAGTATTTGCCACCAGTTTACACATATCAGGTAGGAACAGGACAAAATGAAGTCAAACAACAGGACTTTGATGAGAGAGTGGACATTATTCCTGTATCGGACCCAAACATTTTTTCACAAAGTCAAAGAGTCACTTTAGCACAGGAATTGTTACAGATGGTTACATCTAATCCTGAAGTGCATGGTCCCTTAGGCATTTACGAGGCATACAAACGCATGTATGCAGCTCTAGGTGTCGATAATGTAGATGCTTTATTACAACCACCACCTGATATGACACCAAAACCTGTTGATGCTGGTTTAGAAAATGCTAATTTGTTGTTAGGACAACCAGCACAAGCTTTCCCACAACAAAACCATCAAGCATT